CCATGATGGCATGTGGTGCGTCATAACGATGACTGGTTTGGTGCGTGGCTTCTCCAACTCTGTCTTCAACCACTTGCGCTGGCGCTGGTGAATGATGTAGCAATCACTGGTGCTGAACTTCTCTTCACCGTTCTTGATGACACGGAAGTCACTGAGCGCGCGTCCCACAAGCATGTGATCAACTGCATTGTTATGATTGAAGTCGGTCCACAGCGTCGTCGTAAGAACAGTAGCACCATCGAAGTCAACGCGCAGGCCATCATGATCCTTGACGAAGTGCGCGTTGGGCAGGTGCTCGCACTCCGCAAACGCGCGGTGATACTTGTTGATGTCGTGACCGTAGAACTCGTGGTTGCCTTGAACAAGCACGACGTCCTTGAAACGGCCGCACAGGATGGCAAGCAGGTACGCTGAGCTCTTGAAGCCGGTGTTGAAGTCACCAGCAACAAGCAGAACGGTGTCCTTGTCCTGGGGATCAGGCGGAATGACAAAGTTGAGGGACTCCTCAGGACCAAAATACGCCCGCATGAACTCAAGGTGCGTATCGGATACCAGACGGAATTTCATGCGGCCTTCTCGATATGAGTAATGATGTCTTGATGCAGCTTAAACCAAGTGCTGACCTCGCGCTTCAGCACTAACACAGACCCCGGTTGATCAATGTGCTCAAGTGCCTCAGCAACTGCCTGCTGGGCCTTCTTCTCATCACGACGACGAACGTAGGCGGCGAAATCGTATAGCTTCATAGCTTGCTAAATTGAACCACGATGAATGTTCGCCCACTGCGCTTTAGCAGAGTGATCATAACGCGGATCGTCCTTGCCGAGCATAACATCAACTCGTCTGAGGCCCACAATTGGGTGCAGAATGCGTACCTCGAAGCTTCCGGATTGCATGCTGCCGAGCTCCGCTGACTTCAGCAGAACTTCCTTGGTTAGGGTGACCGATTTCTTGATCTCGTGTAGCAGCATAGAGCATGAGATAACCGTATGGACCTATTTAGGCCCTTCTGGCCAGTCCCTTCTCTCCCACAGGATGTCTCCTGGCTGAGCAAGGGCTTGTGCCGCCTGCAAGGTCACCGCTGGACAGATGGGAACTCCATCGGCAGATGTCACCATGTAGTACTTTATGTTGTTGGTCATCTTCACGGGATTTCCCCAGATCTCCAATCGCACAGTGATGTCCCGGTCAAGACGCTTCGACCAGCGATTGTGATTGTTCAGCTTGTGGAGGTGCTCCTTGACGTTAATCTCTTCCAGTACGTAGTGGAAGTTGAACTGGGCATGCGCCTTCTTCCGCAGTTCCCTGGCGATCTTTGAGAACATATCGTGGTCACCGTACAGCGTACGGTAGAGGACTGGTTTTAGAGAAGTAGGAGAAGAAGCCATGCGATAACAACGATGTAGAAAATTGCGGAATAGTAACCGATGAACAGGCTGAGCGGAATCGTCAGGGCCAGCACTTGCCACTTACGGCCATTGAGGTTCTTTGCGGCGAGGTTGTTCAATACCCTGAACGACAAAAAGGCGAACAGCACCCACAAAGATATGATGAGAATGGTGACACCCGTCTCGAACATCTAACCCCCAGCGATCGTCAGCAGCCAGATAGCCAGTGCGAGTGTGATGACGCTGAGTGTCGTGCTGACGATGAGAATGATCCATCGCACCCACCACACCGTCTCAATGGGCAACTTTGACGCCCATCGGACAAGTGCGTGTAGTCCAGCGAAGTATGCTATCATAAGCAGCAACCAGCTGACGAAGCTGGCGATCTGGATGACGTGTGGCAGAATGATCACGGGTCCGCCGAGCGTTTTTGGAAGCACATAGTTCCATCAGTTACTTACATTGCATCATACCATGACGCCCTACAATCGCGCATCAAAGCATTCAGGTTAGTACTTCCCCATTATCGAGAGCTGTATGCGAATTGCTTACTCGGCACCTCTATTCTACCAGCCAAAAGGCAAAGGCCTTTCACTATATCCCTACTGGGAACAGCGAAAGGCCCGAGCAGAAACAGTCCGTCGTGCGGTCTAAGCGGAAATGGTCTTACTTGTCGTCTCGAAAGCGCATGAACACCGGGAAGCGAAGGCTCATGATGTCAGCATCTTTGGACTTGCACATCTCCTGATACTGCACCGTGACAGTAGCATCGAGATACTTGTCTCTGTTGTTCCAAATCTCAGTTCGCATCTCATCCGTGAAGCCGCTTCCGACATTCACTTCAAAGGTCGTGCCATGCTCATCAACGCCACGCACTGTAATACCACCGAGGGTATTCTCGAGACGGGACTTCTTGCGGCCCGGGTAGAAGCCAACAATCTTTCCATCTACATCCCACATACGCTTAACCTTGCACCAGTCCATGGTGCGGTCCCATTGGTATGTCGCATCCCAGTTCTTCAGAATCAGGCCTTCCTGCTTGTGAACGTCGATGACCTCGTTGCAGTACGCCACCATGTCGGCGTAGTCCTTAACCTCACGACCCTCGGTCAGCAAGATCTTCTCGCAGCCGGTGGCCTTGATGATGTGCTCCAGCGAGGCACGACATGAGCGCATAGTGGTCTCAGCGTTGCGCGAGATCCAGTGCGACAACGACATCATGAAGAAGGCGCGCAGGCGGAGGTTGGCCTTAGCGGTGTCGTTGCCCTCCTTCTTCGCGTTCATCGTCTCGGTGAAGTCAGAGGCAAACGACTCGCCGTCGAGAACGAAGTCAGTCTGCACATGGGCGCGGATACGCTCCAACTCAGCGTCGAACACGCCGTTGAGGTGCTCACTGACCTTACCGGAGCGCGCGTAGTAGGTCACGCCCTTGTCAGTGACGAAGGCGATAGTGCGACAATTATGAACAAGCACCCCATTTGCAAAGAAGTTCTCATTGTCGGCAACTTGAATGTCGTAGCGATCAGCTACCATTTCAAGTTTCTCAATCTTGGCTATTTTCAAGTGCTGCATAGTTGTCCCTTATGTAATGGCTTTCCATTCTGCTGAATCCCAGGTGGTATTTCTGATTCAGTAAGAAGGGTCTATATCTGGTCTCTGCTAACCGTTATGGGCACCCGTTACTGAAGATGAAGAATGGAATGCCATTCCAATACAGGTGGCAGAGCATTTCTGCATTCTCCGCTACCTACTGTCTTGCTTCATCACGCCTTAAATTTTGTCCAGAGCCCCATTTTGACCACCATCGAAAGTATGATGGCGTTTATCGGACAAGATGACATCATCGACATGCAGTTCATCTACCCTGCGCCAACACCCCAGGAGAGGCAGCCAAATGCGGTGATTGCCTGTTAGCGGCGGCAGCACTGTGCCATCCTCTAGGGTCAATCGAAACCACTCATAGGTGCGCTCGGGCATCGAATTCTTCACTCGAGCCTCAATCTTCTTCCACTCTTTCTTCTTGGTGGTCACATTGTAGGACAATACATCCCCCTCCATCTGACCATCAACAAACTCCCCAATGGTCACTGTTCTGCCATCTTTAAGATCAATAGTCCAAGAAGCAGATAAACAACCATCGTACTTGAAGTCCGCCTGGCAAGGGAAGGTGATCTTCTCGAGAAATTCCTCGGGAGTTTCGCACTTGTCAGCGAGCATCACCTCGAAGGTGGGAATGACCTTGTCTCCCCAAACCTTGTTTGCGGTCTCAGCCGAAAATCCAGCACGAAGATCTTTCTCCAGCACGCGCGTCAAGAACTCAGCAGTTTCCTTGTCGTAAAGTGCCAGGGTCTTGGTGACAGCAGCACGAGCCGCGTCGCCGGTAACAGAACGCGACGACAGGGCCTCTAGCAAGTCGAAGAACTGGTTGGCGTCTGCGCACCCGGGCTTCTGGTAGGACGTCGGCATTTCAAACTGCCGCACACCAAACGTGATGTACGGGTTCATCGCGTACCAGAACAACTTGCGCGTGGTGACATCTGCGGTGGCAAGAGCGAATTGGATGGTAGCCTTCTTGCCAGCACCGCTAGCGTTCTGGCAGGCGGTGAGAACGTCGATGAAGTTCTGCATGTCAGATTTCTTGAAGTGTGATACGGGCGGATTTTGCGTACATCAGGCGTTCCTCTCTTCATCCAGACGAATCTGCAGCAACACCATGCCTTCATCACCTAGCTTCTTGGCGCGGTGCAGCAGCTCCTCCACCTTTTGCTCGATGCTCTTTTTGCGTGACTTCCTCGGGCGACGCACCAGGTCCAGTGACGTGACATCGTAGTTGTGCTTCTTGAACTCCTTGGGCGGTACTAGCCCGAACAGTCCCATGACCTCGCACCACTCGGCGCCGTGCGGTCGCACCTTCTTGCCGTTCATGGGCTTCTTGTCATACACCGCGTGCGCGACGTGATGTGCAACTTCATGAGGCACGGTCGTCTTCAGGAAGTGCTCGGTGTTCTCCACAAGGAACGTGAGGTTGAAGCGTATTAGGTTCTTGCTGATGTGAGCTTCACCACCATTGGTGTTGCGGATATTGTAGCGCACCTCGGGGCGCTGAAACTTCTGGTCGTAGTGCTTCTCCGCCTTGGCGTAGGCAGCCTCAATGGCATTGTTGACCTGCTCACGAAGTGCCGGTGTCAGGAGCAGCGTGGGTGGGGTCATGGGCAGTGCGGGTGGTGTCATGGGCAGTGCGGGTGGTGTCATGGTACTATTGTACTACAGGTTGTGGCGCATGTAAACCGTCACTGCTCAATGATGTACATCGATGTTTCCATGATGCAGTTGGTCTCGGCGCGCGTTGTCAGCTTGTAGGCACCAACTTTTTGAGGCTACTAACGGCTATCTCCTTGCCGCATACGTGCCCGAGTTGTGTGTCTCAACGACCTTGGGTATGTGGTACTTCACCGAGCGACGCGTTCAATCGTAGCGATCACTGGCAATCTTAATGAAGCGCAGTAGCACGCGTGTATAACGCGCGAATGCCGTCAGAGCTGCCCCATGGAGTGGAAGTGCTTATTGCAAGAACAGCATGCAGGTGATGATCGCCACCTGTAGGGCAAGCCACTGGAGGCCACCCACAAAGGCAATGCGATCGTTGATAGACGGGCGACCATTGTTCCAAAACATGCGGTAGATGATCCACAGCATGCTCATGCCAGCGTAGACACCGCTAAACAACAGCAGGTCGATAGGGCTACACATTCAGTATCTTCTCCAGCATGTTAAGTGCCACACTCTTCACTGGTCAGCTTGTGCAGGGCTCACGCTGCCTCTGACGTACCAGTGCGCCCAGCAGTAGCTCTCACCCTTCCACAGCTTTTGTGGTTTCTTCGGTGGCGAAAATGACGATCGCGTTGTCACTGATACATGTTTCAACAACAGGTCATACAGTTTTCGTTTTGCGAGACCTATCGCTTCATGCAATCGCTCTGCATTATCTATTTAGCCAACTAACAATGTAAGTATATCCTGGTGGTGCCTCCCGACAGCGATTAAATAGCACCGAGAAACCGACCATGCAGCATGAAGAAGAAGATTCCATCCCTGATTGTTGAGAGGGCCTGTGACCCAGGCAATGCCTACTTCCTCTCAGTGCTTCGCTACCGAGATGATGACTACCTCGTAATCGTCGACAACATTACCGAAGACGAGATCCATGCATACGTGCTTGACTACGCCCAACAGGAGGGCATCAACCTCGCAGAGCTCATGAAGATTGTGAAGACATGGTATGAGACAAGCTCACAGTTGGTACCACTATCATTTGAACTCAGTCGCCTGAACTTGGCAGCAGCCACGAACCGGATCTTCAAGACGTTCGAGCTTGCACACGTCATCCGCTTGATCGGTAACGACTTCAGGTACCCGCATTACGTGGCGCCACGAGTGCGCCGTCGGAAGATCACGTTCGTGCAGAAGTGCATTGAGGTGCGGCCAAAGGCCACAGTGCGTCAGCTAGTCTAGTCTAGTCTGATGTCAGAGATGATGATCTTGCATGCTTGATGCAGATCTTCACGACCCCAGAGCTCATTCTCGTGGGCTAGCCGATCGAGAGCACCTTTAGAGACGATCTCAATCATCTCGCGCTGACCATCTTTTCCCGGCAGCAGATTGAGGTAGTAGACGTGTAGGTGGTGATCAAGCGACTACAACACCCGGTTGCGCCAGATGCGCTGCCCATCTGAGGTCTGCAGCGCATCTGTTATCAGTACCCCGTGAATAGGCAAGAGGTACTCCCAGAAAAATGCGTGCTGCAATCCCGGTCGAACGTGGATCAACGGGGTCTGCCCAAACCGCCACCTGTGTGATCGCACGGTGGCCAACAAGCTTGTGGAAGATCTCACCCCATTGCACGTAGTACAACACACGCGGGCGCTCAGCGGTTGTATCGATCAGTGCGATCCGGTTGTTGAGCTTGATGAGCAGCAAGCCGCCATCATCTTCGAGAACCTCACCATCAAACTTGAAGAGGGCTGTGGCGCGATGGTTGAACTTCGTGTCATCGAAACCGAACTCCGTCGCATTGACGGAGTTCGGTATCTCGAAGAGAGGTTCCTCAAGCAGCATGATCAAGCGTGTACTTGGTTGGATCGAACCAGACATGGTTGTGGAGACGTGACAGCATGTCTCGCACGAGGGGTGGGCACCTCGGCGGTTTCGTTGGCGCGATCGGACTTCATGGAGTGGGAGATTGAGCGACCTTCTTGCGTGATTGAACCCAACGATCAGCAATGTCACACAGCACCATGATCTGGTTGGGTGTGAAGGCCGTCGAGTGCTGGAAGAAACCGATGAGGAGATAGTTGCTTTGGTGGGCAGCGTATATGAGAAGGCGATCGCTAGTGCGATCGCACCTCAAGTTGAAGGTCTTGCTCTTGAAGCGCCATTCCCATGTCTGCAGGCTGTCCTCATCGTCAAGTGGGATAAGGTGCACGTGCATCAACTTGTCGAAGTGGTGACCTACTGGAACCTTGGTAGAGACATCACGGCCAAACTCCCTGAACGAGCATGGGTCTGATGCAGCCTTCCATGCCTTGAACCGATCGATGAACTTGTCCTTGGCAGCCGGAGATGGAAAGGCTGCCGAGAAGTCCTTGAAGAGGGTGACAGCCAATCACACCTCCTGGAACAGCTCTTCATCACTGAGGTCAGCGAGCTCCTTTGATGTCGGTAGGTCATCCAGGTCAGAGAACCTGGCGGGCATCATAGCCTGCAGACACGACAGCTCTTCCTCCTGCACCGAGGCAAACTGGATATGGCGGTCTTGAAGCTCGGCAAGTC